CCCCCGCTCACGGATTATTTCACCTGCACCACCACAAACTCATCCGGATCCGGCAGCACCATCAGCGGTGCGGACTGCGTCATGGTAAATTCACGGGCCGGATCGCCCACGGTCAGCCAGTGTTTCGGATAACGGGAAGAGGCCACCACACCTTCGGACAACGCCTGTGCATCCTGAATGGCACCATAGCAACGAATGCCCTCTGCTGCCGTATTCCCCAGGACCAGTGTACCCTCCGGCAGATAACGTTTTTCGGTACCGTCTTCTGCCACATAAGACGTTTTTGCCACCACAATGGCCAGATCACCGTAATACCCTTTGAAAGACACCACAGCCCCCAGGTCTTTCACTGCCGTTTCGAGTTGTGAATTTGAGCCGCGACGGGTATCCAGTTTTTCGCGGAAAAGCTTAAAGCCATTCAGCAGACGCCAGACAGTACCGTCCATAATGGCAATATTCACAAGACCGCTGGCCTGATCGCAGTAAAGGTCAATATCATGCGTCGGATCAAACGTATCACGGTCCTGCTCAGACCATTTTTTACCGTCGGCCTGCTCAATGTTATTTCCTTCAGAGCGTCCAAAATCAACCTCAATTTTCTCGAACTGGTCTCCTTCCATGGTGTATTTGCCATACAGCACGGCATTCACCGCCTGCATTTCTTCCACCTGGACAATGGCGTGCTCTTCCTGTTTGAGGTTATCTGTGATGATACGCAGACGACGGTAGGCCGGGTCGTTCAGCTGAGCCGGATCTTCACCGGGAAGACGCTCAACCGCCTGCTGGTAATTAAATTCGTGTTTCGGCTTGACGTAGCCCGGACGTAACACGCGGGTTTCACCACCACGATGACGCAGCACTTTTCCTTCAACAACCGGGGAAACATAGGCCGCCACCGGCGTTTTTTCCGGTAAATTTTGTCCAGCATCACCTCTTCGGTATGGAAATTCACCGTACGGCGGAAAAACAGCTCCAGAAACAGCGCACGATATTTCACTTTTTGTTCGGTATAACCGAGCAACTGGCGGGTCGTAAACAATCCCATAAATCAGTTCCTTTCATTCAGAAATCAGTCAGGCCACCGCGGTGGCCTGATAACGTGTTACGGCAGCGCCGCGTGACTCAGGGCACTGCCGGCAAAGGCATTTGCCTTTTTGTGTTCATCCACACTTTCAGGCCCAGCGGATTGCCTCCGTCGCAAAGGTCCCCGACTTGTAATAGGTCAGTACCGTCTCTGTGCCTTCAAGCGGCAGTACCAGTATGCCAACCGCACTACCGGCTTTCTGTCCGTCCCAGACCACCAGTTTCCCGCTGGCTTCATCCAGCCATCAGGGGCGTCAGTGCCGGTGTTGCCGAGGAAATCCCGCTGCTGCCTGTGGCGGTGTGAGCCGGATCATTACCTGCAAAAATACGTACTTCCGCACGCTGTTCAGTGATGGTTTTCGTTACCATATTGTAAAAAACCTCCTGTTGATGGTCAGCACTGACTTCATGGCATGGCCATGAGCATTTTCACGTCCGCATCACCGTCTGCTGACGTCTGTGGCACGCCACCCTGTACCGCTGCCGGTGAATGGTTCGCCATGAAATGTTCAAACATGGCGGTTGTGGATGCAGAGACCGGCTCTGCCTTACCTGATCCCGCAGCCAGCACAGCCCGGGCGCTCTCCACGGTCATTCCCGGGCAGGCAGCCAGCTGTTCAGCCTGCGCCTCAGCCCCTTTTGCCTCATCCAGTGCCATGATCTGATCACGGAGTGAGGGTCCGGCATCCGCCTGCGGTGAAGCAGCCAGGACAGGGCGGGCTTTTTCCACCGTCATCTCCGGCATCGCCGCCAGCGTTGCCGCCAGTTGTTCACGACCTTTCGCCTCTTCACACGCCATAATGCGATCGGCTTCACTCTGCGTGGATGCCACCGGCTGCTGCGGTGCCGCCGCGGCCAGAATCGCCCGGGCCTGTTCAACGCTCATGCCCTGTTGTCCTGCCAGCATCGTGGCAAGCTGTTCACGTCCTTTCGCTTCCTGGCATGTCAGGATCCCCATTACTCGCTGGTTCTCCTGCACGGCGGCTTCCGTTGCAGTTAATTGCGGCATAGTGCCTCCTGTATCATGTGTGTTCAGCGCCGTTGCCATCACACTGATGGCATCCGACGCATTGATTAATTCATCCGCCAGCCCGGCCTCAATGCCGGACTGACCTTCAAAAACGGCGGCCTCTGTTCCCGTGACCGCATCCACAGACAACCCGGTATACATCGCCACTTTTTCGGCAAACATCCGGTGCGCCGCATCAATGCGCTTCTGCATGTCCTGGCGAACCTCTGCCGGTAAGGCTTCAAACTGATTGCCATCCACCTTATGCGCCCCTGAGTAAATCAGCGTGATATCCACACCGGCCTGTGCCAGATGCCCGGCATAGCTGACATGGCTCATCATCACGCCAATGGAGCCGATACGGGATGTCTGGGTAACCAGCCGTCGGGAGCAGGCCGACGCCAGCAGCATGGCTGCAGAACAGGCCGTGTCATTGCACAGTGCCCAGACCGGCTTCTGCTGGCGGAGGCGATAAATCATGTCAGCGCAGTCAAACGCGCCGGCGGCCTGCCCGCCCGGACTGTCAATGTCCAGCAGTACGCCCCGCACCTGGCTATCCGCCATTGCCTGCTGAAGACAGGCGACAATGCCATCATAGCCTGTCATTCCGGAAAATGGCCGCATACCACCCAGCCTGTGCACCAGCGTGCCGGTCACCGGCAGTACAGCAATACCGTTCACCACCCGGTAAACACGGGCCGGTCGTTTACCTCCGGCCATGTACTCGTCCGTTTCAGCCAGCATTCCGGGAGCATCAAGCTGTACCTGCTGTTGTGGTACCGAAAGACTTGCTGCCCCCATCTCGCGCCCGAGCGCGCAAAAGAAAACCCGCGCATAGGCGGGCTCCAGAAGCAGCGGTTCATTGAATGCTGCGGCAATAATGTGTGAAAGATTACGTCTCACGTGGTGTTGTCTCCTCTTCCGGCCTGCGACTCTCCGCTATCTGCTGCTGATACGCCTGCGCTATCCACACCGGACGTGAGAGTCCGGCTTTTTGCCGCTCTGCAGATTCCCTGACCTGCTGGCGGAAAATGTCCTGATAATCCTCGCCCATCAGCGCCAGCTCTTTCTCATACGTGCTCAGTCCGGCCTCAATGCGCATCACCGATTCCTGGACTTCCTTGAGCCCGTCAATGGCCATTCTTCCGGCACCAATCCACTCTGCCCGTGACCAGGCTGATCGCGCCTGATAAAAATCAAAACGTGCCCGTGGCGGACGAATAATCCCCCGAAGAAGTGCCTCTTCCAGCCAGCAGGAAAACATCTGCGTGGCCAGCCGGGCCGCAATAAATTTTCGCCGCCCCATAAAATAGCGCCACGACTCATTGGCGGAGGCGCGGGCACTTGAGTAACTGACCTTCGAGTAATCACGGGACAACTGTTCGTAGGAAACGCCAAGACCGGCGGCGATATACCGCAGAAGCGCCTGTTCAAGCGCAGAAAATCCATTGTCTGAATCCTGCGCAGTCTGTAGTTTCAGATCATCACCAGGGAAAAGGTGCGGAATTTTGACACCGCCCAGTGTCACGTGATTCGTGTCATACCAGCTGGAGAACTTCTCCAGAATATTAATAAGCGGATTATCCTTCTGCTCCTGTGGCGCGCCGGCGATATATTCAAAGGCCTTTTCGGTATCAAGTTCACTTTCAATCGTCGCTGCATACATCGCCTTCACTATGGCCGACTGAAGCTGTGTTGCCTGCAGGGAATCGAGCATCTTCAGCCGTTCCATGACGCTGTAAAACTGATTAGCCCCACGGGTCTGCCCGTCCTCCACCGGCTCGAAAATATGCAGCATGGCCGGACGCCCGGTGGGAAGTTCACGCGGGATCCGTTCCCATCGTCCACTACCAGAGAACGGAAAATCATCCTCACAGATATGGTACGCGACGGCACGGCCATATCGATCGACCTCCACACCAGCCCGCAGAAAACGGTTCCCCATACCGTGTCCAGGCGTGTCCACCCGTTTCGGACTCACGGCTTTAAAACGCGTACGGAATAACTGCGTGGTTTCCGTATCCCAGACCGGCTGCACAAAGATTTCGCCGTTAAACGCATGAACGCCCACACCTTCACGGATAAATTCCGTGAACGTGCGTTTTCCTTCCACGTCGATCTCGCCAGACATCCCTTCGGCGTATTCCGACCAGGCCGCCTCCACCTCATCGACAAAGCTTTTTGCTGCGGTCTCCCGCATCCCCAGCCAGCGCCAGTTCGGACGGTAGCTGATCAGAAACATATGCCCGACAATGTGATCCTTATGCAGAGCCACCGCATTAGCCGCTATTCCGTTATTGCGCACCAGATCATCTGCCCGGGCATTCCCCAGACGCAACGCGGGCAGCAGGGCCGCATCGGCACTCTGCGCCGGTGGCAACCACTCAGCCATTTGCCCGCCAAATCCTGCGCCGCCCCCGTTGTAGCTGAGACTCTCACGAAGCGGAACGCCGTTCACATCAATCAGGACAGGCGTTCGTTTCATAACCTCACTCCCAGCGGACGACGGCGACGTCGGGTTGTCCCCAGTACCGACTCCGCATCATTGATCGCCCGGTTAAGCTCATCCAGAGAAGCTGCCGTATATTCAATTCTGCGACCATCTTTCTGGACAGACACCACCCGTTTACCGGTTAATAAATCAAGGCGCGCCTGACGCAGCGCCTGCAGTTCAGCGACTGTAACCATTCACTCCTCCGGACAGCTTCGCTGCCAGTTCTTTAAGGGTTGGCCGGGTCGTCTCTTCTTCCCGGGATTTTGCCAGTACAGCCAGATCAAGCTGCCAGCGTTGCACGGACACACGTAATGCCGCGTAGGCATACACCAGACAGTCCAGCGCTTCGTTACGCCGCTTTTTGTTATCCCACAGCAGACGCATCTTTCCTTTTTCCCACTTCTCCACAAGCTCTTCCGCGACCAGTTGCTGCGCTTCTGTCTGCGAAAAAATCTCCGGATCATCAGGAAAACGGATGGCATACGACGTGGCTTCATCCGCAGGCGTGGGTTCAGCGTTCATACGGGCATAGAGAATTTCTTTTGCGGTGTCCGTCCCCACTTCACACAGATACACGCCCCGCTGATTGCGGGTTTTTGGCATGGTGATCACCGGCTTGCCATAGACAGATGCGCCTTTTACCGGCAGCACCCGGAAAACACCGTGTTTTTTTGACCTCTGATAAACGATTTCGCCATCGATCCCCCCGGTGTCCCAGCAGACACGGGAAATGGTCATTTCGGTTCCGTCTGCATGGCGGTATTTTTTGTTGATCGCCGCATCCACACGTAACAGCGTCTCTTCCTCATCGGGACGCCCCATAATGATGATTTTATCCACCAGAAAGGCTTCCTCTCCCGGAGCCCATCCCCAGACATACATCTCAAAACGGTTTCGCTGCGAGTCAATGCCCGCCGTCAGATAAACCACCCGGGCAGGCACCGCCGCCGTGTAACGCACAACCTTATCCATCAGTACCTGGTGATCGAGTTTTTCGCCCACGGCCTCTTCCCAGGTCTCGCCCAGCGTGGTGTTCACAAAGGTTTTCAGGCCGTTGGGATCTTTCAGTGCATCCAGCCAGTCATAGACTATCTGTACCCAGGTGGTGAACGGACTGTACGCCGTCCAGATATGGAAAGTGATGGAGCGCGGCGGCGGAATTTCATCACCCCGGGCGCAGAAAAACATCAGGCCGTCACGGGTCCACATGCCCGTGTTTTCACAGATCCACCGCCCGTTGCTCTGGTCAAGCTCAGACTGATGGATCACGCAGCCATAATGTTCACAGAGGTAGAAAACGCTTTCGGGGCTGTCCTTCTCCCATTTAAGGCCAAAAGGCGTGGATTCATCGCCAAATTTCAGATACTGCGCCTCCCCACAGTGCGGGCAGGGCACATAAAAACGCATGAAATGTGCCGACTCGTTAGCGGCTTTTTCGATCTGACAGGTGCCTTTGATTTTAGGCGTCGAGCCGCGAATGGATTTTGGCCATACAGAGCCCTCAATACGCTTATCCCCCAGCAGGGTTGGCGAGCCCTCTTTTTCGACATCCGGCTCGAACGAGGAAAGTTCGTCATAGCAGACCACGTCCACGGATTTTTCACGGTAGTTTTTGGCGGCAGCGCCGCCCAGGCACCAGAAGCCCACACCCGATGAAAAGCGTTTCAGCGTGAGAGTATTGTCACGATGTTTACGACCCAGCCATGGGGAAAGGTCTTTCAGGCATGGCACGTCCCGAATCGTCGCCTCCACGTGAGACTTCATAAAATCTTCAGCGGCAGAATCCGTAGGCTGAAAAAGCAGACTGTTTCGGGATTTATGCTCAATAAAATACCCGACCACCCCCAGCAACATCTTTGTATAGCCAACACGGGCAGATTTAATCAGATTAACAGTGCGGATCTGATCATTCCCCATGCTGTTCATGATGGCGATCTGGAATGGCAGCGTTTTCCATTCTCCCTCACCATATGAAGATTCTTTAGGCAGATAATAATTTTGATCAGCCCATTCAACTGGCGTCACCGGCAATGCCCTTATCAGGGGCTGTAATGCTGTTGTGACAGCGCTCATCATATTATTCAGTTGTTGCTCTGATATATTCATCGAGTAAATCCGGTAATTTATCCCCCGCCCGCGCACACTGATTTGCCCCCTTCGCAATAAGGGTTTTCAGATGGTCAAGATGGCGCGGTGTTAAATCAGGAAACTGTCGCTGCATGGATAAAGGGATGGAATCAAGCGTACTGGATAACGCCATTGCCAGCTTACTGAGGGCAAAAATACAGAACCCGGTGTCAATAAGTTTTCCTTTTGACACCTCATTTTTTAACTGCTGTGTAACAGCCTGTTCTGCTGTCAGTTCCCATCTGGCAATAAGCAATTTCTCCTCATAGTCGTCTTCGCTATCGCCATCAGGCACATCGTTTTTACTTCTCCTCAGATACGATATGTAAAAATCGCGCCAGGCATCCAGATCCAGTTGCCCTCTCTTATTCGATATCGGGGCACCCGGCAATTTCTGCAATCTGCGAAGCTGGCGATCGGTCAGACTTAAATGCCTGGCAACTTCAGTCTGCGTAGCCACTCCTCACCTCGCAAAAACTCTCACCTCACAATCACAACAAAACCGGTCATGTCCGGCTTACATGTCTATTTTTGTTCATGTCCGGTTCACAGAAAACCTGTTTTTATATTTTTCATATAGTTAACTTGAAGAGAAACCGGACATGGATCCCGGAAAATTTTCATAAATAGCGAAAACCCGCGAGGTCGCCGCCCCGTAACAGGCCGGATCGCCAGAAAGGACCCGAAAATGATAATAATTATCAATTAAATAAAAGTTATCTCAACCGACAAGTTCACCATGAAAGAGGACAAATAATGAGTTCGGTCTCAATGCATTAATTGATCTGCATCAAATTTAAGTAAAAACATCTTTGGACAATACAGAACACTGCAGTGAATATGGAAAAAGACAATGTCATCGAAGAACAAAACCAGCAAAACAACAACCCGTAACATCCGTTTTCCCAATCACATGATTGAGCAGATCAATATCGCCCTTGAGCATAAAGGCTCCGGCAACTTTTCGGCATGGGTTATTGAAGCCTGTCGCCGGAGGCTGGCAGCAGACATAAAATGTGCCCGTCAGTTAACTGTAACAAAGAATGATACACCGTCTGCTCTGTGATAACTGTTCATATAACCATTTCTTTATATTGCTGAATTTACAAAAAGTCGCAGTTATTAGTCGTATTTATTCCGAATTGAAATCATCCGTCATATAAAATAAAAAAGAATAACAATAATAATCTTCTACCCTTATCAGTACCTTTACTGCTGTGCTCCAACACAGCAGTTTTTTTGATTATGCTCACATATTTTTCATCCCCACCGCACTGCACATTATAACTGTTGCTTTTCAATTCAGGCTTTGTGCAGGTATGTCTGAATCTCCTCCGGGAGAGGTCTTCATCGTTATCAGCCCCAAAACACACCAGCGACACTGACAAAGAGCCTGCGAGTGCAGTTGCCCCGTTTTCGTTTTATGATGTATTCACCCAGTCAAATAATGAGCAAATTCAATCCATGTCAGACGGCAGAGAATCATAAAATTTAACCATCGTGCTTACATAAACAATCCGATAAAGACTTAACATACTTAAAATCGCATATTGCATAAGAATAAATAATAAGTCATCAAAAAACATCGGGCAAAACTACCGCAACTCCAGTTAAAAAGACAATATATTAATCCAGCGACCTCATTTATTATTCAGAAATGCTTAATAATAAGATATTTCCTGTTATTCCTTTATGGAGATCGGGTAACGGCTCCATGCCAGTCTTGTTGAATGGCTCAAAAAATAAGAGAATAATTCATAACATATATTGTAATTCAGGCTCGGTTATTTCGAATTGAATACTTGCATTAAAATCTGATAAAAAATTCGTCATAACAACAACATTCTCTTCTGCATGTGCCATAACCTGCCGTAACAACCCGGCAGGTTTTTTTATTGAATAAATTTCCGGTTTCTTCCACCATCGCACCGGCCAGGCGACTATGAGGGGACAACGCCGCGCTCCGTTAACGCAGTAAACCCCGGTGTGTATCGTTTTTGATTATCCCCGCACACTCGCGCAGAGGAGTCTCCCTGTCGGGCTGCGGTCTCTGTTAATGCGGAAATACGGCGACAATACCGCGCATGGATAATAAGGTCGCTCAACACACTGGCTGTAATGCAGCCGATACCATGCGGCATTTAGCGGCATTCATCGTACACTCAACGGTTAGCTCTTCATTCGTGGCATTCACCTGAAAGATCCGGGAGTGTAATTGCGTACATTTACCACTGAACGAACCTTCAACAAGAACACGACCACGCTGCAAAATACGGAACAGAATTGTTCCCTGAAAAGGCTTTACGGTTACCAGTAATTTCTTCATGCATTCTCCGGATAACAAAAATACTAGTTAATACACTGAGTGCGGATATATTCCTGCGCCCCTTCCAGCTGCTTCTGCATCATCATCAACCGCTCTCTGAGAGTGAAATAATCCCGTTCAACTGTGTCTGCCAGTCGGGGGCCGGTTGCATTATCCACGCCGGAGGTGCCGGTGGCTTCACGCACGGTACCGGAGCAGGTGGCGTTGATCCGCAGGCGCTTACGACCAGCGGCAACATCAGCACGCAGAGTTTCATTTTCAGCTCTCGCATCGGCTAATTCCCTCGAGTATCTGGCATCAAGTGCAGCGACATCACGCTGGCGTATCTGCATATCAGTAATTGTCGCGTTCGCCAGCTCCAGCTCTCTGACTTTTTTATCGCGCTGCGCTTTGTAGGTGATGGCGTTATCGCGGTAATGATTCAGCCCCAGACCAAGCGCACCACAGGCTACCAGCAGGACAATAATCACCACACACAGAACACGGTTCATATCCCCCTCACCCCAGCATCCCCGACGAAGACAACATCATCCAGCCTAAGAGCAACCAGCATTAGTGAAAATGAAATGCCGACGATTACACAGAGGATCTTCGCCAGCGTTATGAGCTTGTCTGACATGCTTAATCCTCTTCACGATTTCAACGCAATGACCAGTTTTGCCAGCCCATACAGCATCGGAGACACAGCAATACCGACCGCCACCCACTTAATAGCAAAAGCCAGCGCTCTGCTGATGTCATCAGTTACAGGCGCTTTCAGTTCAAGGCCGTTTTTCATAGTCAACCTCAACAGAATTCGTTTATACTTTTCCATGTTCTCCCTTGCCTTATCCAAGGTCAGAAACACAAAACCCCGCTTGCTGCCAACAAACGGGGTTTTACTTTTATTCACTTAGGTTTTGCCAGTTCGCAGGATTTCGTGTTATCCGTCCGCGTTGGTCAACGTCATTTTTCAGCAAAATATTCTGCTTATCTGTCGATTCCCCAGCACGCCAGCGCACTTTCCTGATCTCGCCGGGATACCTGACCGTAGCAATTATTTGAGCGGATACGGCAGTCTCTGCCACCGTCCTTAATCCACCAGCGAATCGCTTCACACGCTCCCCTGCGATCGCCTGCATTAATTCGTTTATAAAACGTCGACGGGAAACACTTACCGGGGCCAATGTTATACGGACAGAATGACGCGATCCCCGCTTTCTGGGGTTCAGTCAGTGGCACTTTGATGTTTTTCGCCACCCATGCCAGCGCCTTGTCACGTTCAATGGCGTTAACCCGGTCGCATTTTTCCTTTGACAGCTTCATGCCAGGAATAACAGGCTTACCATCCACCCGGGTGGCTCCACGGCAGATGGTCCAGATCCCCGCACCATCACGGTATGCCGTGGTGTGGTTACCTTCCTTTTCATCCAGAAACTGGTCGAGGATTTCAGGCGCAGGCGCACCTGCGGCAATCAGCGCCAGAACGGCAGCCGACAGACCGTATTTGATTTTGGTGTTCATGGATATTTATCAGGATTTATCGGTTCCGAATCCCTGGATATGTTAAGTCTTCAGCCTGCCAGTGGTGGGCACTGGTGTTTTACCTGATGGCTGAAATATATCTGACAATTCCCGTCGAGGATTTAGCAATGTATAACGATGAACATAAATATACCGCCTGCATGCAGGCCATGAATGAACAATTTAAATCAGCATTCCTTAAACTCATTCAGCAAAACCACGAAGCAGTAAAATCCATTCAGGCTGAGCCGTATGGACACCTCACACCACCAACTCTCGACATTATGTCCAGAATATTAACACCAGCCATGCTTCTACGTCTGAAAGACAATATAAATGACTGGTTAAACGAAGAATTAAACTACCTTGAATGTGAGTGGGATCATCATTACGCCAAATCACAAAAAGAACGCATCTTCCGTCGATTATCCGGCAACAGATAACGAGCCAGCTTATATACGTCCTTTAAGATAAGTCAGTCCTGGATGAAACCAGTAAGCCGGCACTTTTTTAAAGGGCGGATTATCAAAATCACGAAGAAGAGCCTCCCGCACAACTGCATCCTTGTCCGCACCACTGGCCAGCGCTTCAATCTCAGCAGCTACCTGCAGATATCCCATGCAACGACCAATGCGCTTCATTAGTCCCTGCTTTTTATTGTTCTTCAGGTAATCAATGGCAAATTCAATGAGCGCCTCACTGTGCTGGTGCGATGCTGGTGTTACTTTTCCATCTTCACGGATCGTGATATTCCAGTCATCGCTTGTCACAATAAAAGATGGCCGATTATCCCCCCATTCCTGGTCTTTATCCGGTGCAGACGCAATAAAATAACGTTTATTGCCTTCCTCTCCGGCACTTTTAACTGTAATGGAGTACTTTTCTGACAATGCGGTCGGTAAAAACTTTTCCTGCAAAATCTTCGCAAAGGTCCTGCGAGCAATTTTGATGCAATCATCGTAAAACGCTGCTTCCTGCTCATCGCGGCGTTTTTTTTCATCTTCAGAAACCATCAGCACCGACAGTTTTTTATTCAGTTCAGTGATTTCATTTTCCAGGCAACTTATGCGCTGATTCATTTCTTCATGGTTCATCGTCTACTCTCCCCGCGCCGCCTTACGCCGGTCCTCTCTGATTTTGAAATACAGGTTAGTCAGGTACGTCAGCAGGCCAAACAGCAGACTCCCCAGCACACCTATCGCCACCCACTGGGACGGAGAGACTTTGTCCAGCAGCTGCAGTAACCAGTATCCCGTCCCCACCGCTGACGTGGTGTATGACACACCTGTTGTGATTTTTTCCATCTGGTACATACCCCGTCTCCCGTTATCCGGAAGCTGACAACAATAAAAAAGCCACCCGTTAATTACTGATGGCTCTGATGCATAAACGTCATCATTCCCGACCGTTATGATTGACAATGGTTATCATTTTTATATAAAAATACTCCCGATATGTGTTACATATCATTTCTCCACGGGGAATATCCCCACGCCAGCGTCAGACTCGTTTTCCCGTTCTCTTCTGTGCTGGCGTTTTTTTATCATGATGTCGGTACATTTATCTCCAGCACCAGGCTTTCAATCTCAACACCATACGCGGAATTTTTGGGCGTAAAAAATCCCCTCCGGTGAGGGGATTTGCTTATGTAAACATTTACACTGCTTACCTGCATGGTGCCGGGTGCCTCCCGGTGAATTCAGTATCAGCACCTGAATCCGCAATTATCCCATATACCTACTTGCTGATTGCCCCTCCGCACAGGGGGATTCACCATGCGAAATTTTTTTAACAAATGCTCAGTCTGACAGGCAACTGTCAACTGACTGAATTGTGAGACAATTAAAATTTTCTGGGCGTAACTGATACCCGGTTAACTACCTGGCATGTCCTTTTTCACCAAAGGAAAAAGCACCACCACAATACCGACCACCAGCACTCCATCCGCCAGCACCGACATGATCCTGCTGGTGAAATCCACCATCACCACCAGAAACAGCAGGAGTGCCACAGCGGCCAGACGCAGTTTTACCGTCACAGGTGGTTCTCCAGTCGCAGGCCAAGAACACCAGCAATCTCTTCCAGAACCTTACGCTCTTCCGGCTCAATTTCACCATCTGCTTCAGCAATGGCCACCGCCACATCCAGCACATCTTCCGCTTCACGCGTATCGTGTTTCACATCTTCAATTTCACGCAACGCTGCACGACGACCAATTTTAAAATTGGTGTCAAGCTGACCTGTGATCGTGGCACTGATGGCATTAATTTCTGACGTAAATGCGGACAATGCTGGCTGGTTACGTAATACCTGTTCGATCTTCGCTTTCTCTGAAGTCTCACATTCACCATCTGCATAGGCCACCAGGTAGGCAGCATTAATAACCGCCTGTGCCAGATCGCGTTTCTCAAACTTTTTAATTTCAGTTGCTGCTCTGCGGGTTTTCTTTTTGAAAATACCAAACATCGTGACTTTTCCTTTTAGTGGGTGAGCCTGCGCCCGGGGGTGACCAGCCCACAGAGAAAGTCACACTGACCATCCAGTAAGCTCCCCCCTGAAAAGCTCTGTGGTTTTTGATATGCGCCGGGCGTGGCGCGGATACAAAAAAGGCCCGCAAAAGCGAGCCAGGAAAATAAGTATGGCGCGTTGTACTGGATTCGAACCAGTGACCGATTGCTTAGAAGGCAATTGCTCTGTCCGACTGAGCTAACAACGCATGATGCAGATAATGGACCGCCATCGAGGACTCGAACCCCGCACCAACAACCCTGTTATCGTGTCGTCTGCTCTTCCTGATGAGCTAATGGCGGTATGTTATGGTGGCCCTTGCTGGATTTGAACCAGCGACCTGGCGATTATGAGTCGCTCGCTCTCACCACTGAGCTAAAGGGCCGGGCGCAGGATAATAACGGTACGTAACTAATTCTGCAATATCATCCGTTCTGACTGACTAAATCCTGAACTTCCCTCACCGTCTGATCAAAACGCCCGGTCTCCAGCTCAACGCCAATTGCACGACGTCCCAGCGCCATCGCTGCTTTGACCGTCGAACCCGACCCCATGAAAAAATCTGCAACCAGAGCTCCCGGACGACTGCTGGTGGTAATTATCTGACGCAACATCTCCGCCGGTTTTTCACAGGGATGTTTGCCGAGGTAATACTGTACAGGCTTATACATCCAGACATCCGTATACGGAACAGCAGCCGATACAGAAAAATAACGCCGCAAAGATTTGTACTCCTCCAGCGGGCTGGCATATTGCCGGTTAAGTTCACTGTATGTGCTGACCAGCTGGTGGTGTGGCTTTTCCAGTTCCCCGCGTTGATGTTTTTCTGCTGCAACACGCGCAAACAACGCCTGCAGTTTTCTGTAATCATCCTCGTTCGGTAACTGCCACTGGCGGGCACCAAACCAGTGCGACACCATGTTTTTCTTTCCGGTGGCTTCCGCTATCTGTTTTGACGTTATTCCCAGTGATTCACGCGCATCACGAAAGTAAGAAATCAGCGGGGCCATGACGTGCTGTTTTAGCTCGCGCCCCTTTGCCGCATAGCCGTCATTTTTGGGCTGGTATGGCCCCTGATAATGTTCTGCAAACAGAATGCGTTCTGTCGCCGGGAAATACGCCCGCAGGCTTTCCTTGCTGCACCCGTTCCAGCGCCCGGACGGCTTCGCCCAGATAATGTGATTCAGCACATTAAAGCGTTCACGCATCATGATTTCGATATCAGATGCCAGGCGATGACCACAGAACAGGTAAAGACTTCCGGCGGGCTTTAATACCCGCCAGAACTGCGCCAGACACTGGTCCAGCCATTTCAGGTAATCATCATCGCCCTTCCACTGGTTATCCCAGCCCTCGGGCTTCACTTTAAAGTATGGCGGGTCTGTGACTATCAGGTCGACAGAGTTTTCCGGTAAGGCCTGGATAAACTCCAGGCAATCAGCGTTGATTAACTCAAAACTGGATATTTTTACAGTATCAACCATAGATCAATAAGCACTTCTCTGATAGGCTCATACCGCTTTTGCGCAAAGCAGATGGGCCTGAGGTTTGCTTGTGACCCCAACGCATGAGCAGATGGCTGGCAGGTGCCGCTAACACCCACCAGCCGCCCATTACCACAAATTAAAAAGCCTTCACTGCGGAAGGCGTCTGTAACAACCGAACTGATAATCTGCCAGACCCGCCATAACAAGCTGGGTCAGTATTAACTGACAGCGTTCGCGTGAAAGGTAAGTATTCTGCGCAATTTCCCCGACGGTCGCCGGTTCGGTGACACTTAATTCATTAAACACCACTCTGGCGGTTTCGGTCATATCCTGCTGTTTTAGCATGTCTTTTTCCCTTTTCTGGTTAACGTGACATACCAATACCTCTTGTCGAAAAAGCCAGCAAGCTGAAAGACCGGTATTAATAACCACCAGCGCGTTTAATATACCGCACCACTTTCGGGGCATAAAAAAATGCTCAATGACGGGCAGTAAAAATTCTTTGTTACTCAGGTGATTTTAACGCACCCTGACAATGTTAATTTCAAAATCATCAATATGTCCGCTATTAAGTATAACGAATTTCGTACTCCCACTTCTGTACGATTTTGATAACACAAGACGATCATCATAGCGTGCAAGAACGTAATACCAGACATTATCATAGTGGATCGACTGATATTCCCTCTTAAACTGGGGTTTGTACCAACCGGCAATAAGAGAGAATGTCCAGAAATAAATCATGAATCCAGCCATCATGAACTCAATTCGGTGATGGCGAATAAAAGATACTTCCGAAAAGCATTTGACTGAAATAAGTTTTCTTCCTGACCTGACAAAAAGCGTAATTATAAAGACAGCAATAACACAAAAAATAAGCACATCTGGCTCAACGTACTGATGAATGACCGAAAATTCCAGAACAGGTGGAATAAAAAGCAGCAATATTGCCAGAAAAAGTCTGATAAAACTCAAATTCTGTATATTGTTTTTTTGTTTTATGCCTAAAAAGAAAACAATACCAACACCCCATCCAGTAAGGAATATAACGATAACGGTCACAGCATAAAACAAACTTCGGGCCACATCATCAACGCCAGCTCCGACAACCCACCATGGAAAGCCATAGTAAAAGGAAGTACCCCATCCATAGAAATAAGCGCTTCCCCATCCAAGACAGCCCATATAAGCAATAAAAAGTGAAGAGTTCCTCAGTAGAGTACTGTCATCCATACCCATCTCTCTAACAATTTAAAAACATTGACTCACCTTACATAACAAAGGAGATTCCATGCAGTCAAGAGACTTCAGAGCAGGAGAAACTCATTGCACAATCGCCATCACGTTTAACGTTATGCACCGCTTTTCGGGCACAAAAAACCCGCTCTATGGCGGGCTGTAAAAATTCTTCTAACGTCAGGCATAAAGCACCCATAATTAGGGCAAACTTACCACAGATTCGGGAAAAATCAATAACACTAGCACATTACCCTCTTTAACTGCCGCTCCGCCCATGCCTCTTCAATGTCAAACCGAACCACCAACGTATCGTAAAAGCGCTTCACTGATTTTTTCCATGTATCAAGTGTAATAGCACTCGTCACTTTGCATATGGCATTAAATGCCTCTGTTGACGGCAATCTTTCATAGCCACGACCGCCACAACGCTGGCAGTCCCTGATAACCGGCATCCCCCGTTTTTCCGACTCTTCACGATGAACGGCAATACCGCGCCCACGGCAGTCTTTACAGGCAGTGGAAATCTCCCCCTTCCCTTTACATTCCGGGCAGGAAACTTTTACCACCTCCCGGACTTTTTTCCATTCTTCCCAGTAAGACGGATACACACCTTTCGTACACTTTGCCCATACTGGCGGCTTGCCATCCGGATACTGAACCTTGTTTGTAAAAACTTCGCTTTCAATAAATCTTTCCCCATGGCAACAAGGGCACTGCTTTTTACTCGCTGCGCTGCGGGCGTAATCCTCAAAAGCGTACGAAGCCATAATGCGCATCACTACCGGTTTTATTTCTGCCGGGAGTTTTCTTAACGCCGAGACGCGATCGCACTGACTTAATGCATAATCTGCCAGTAATTCTGTTGCCCGCGCCCTGTCATTCATACTAATGCCCATTTTCCCCAGGAACGCAGAAAATCCCATCTCAGCCCGGTTCTGTGTCATACCCTGCGCAGCCATCACATCAGTGATACTCAGCGCATCTTTTGACGTCGAAGCGGATGCATCAGTCAGGCCTGGGGATTTTGGGGAATAGTATTTCGGTAAATCTTCCAGTTTCATTTTTGGACCTGACCGTCATGCATTATTTCGTAAATCTTCACACCCAGCCGACCACCAGGAACAGGCAGTCCGCGCACAATATTAATTTCATCAAACTGCTCGTCGTCGATAAGCAGTCCCGCATGCGTCAGCGCATCCAGCGGTGCCTTCAGGATATTGTCCAGGTCACGACGGCGTTTATCCGGTGGCTCTGCAATAATTTTTATTGCCAGCCTTCCCGACAGGTTTAATTTCAACCGCTGCTGGCGAACAATGAGCGCCAAATCACGGCGATAACGCTCACCGGCTTTTGATACAAAATATGTGCTGCCATGACGTCGCCAGTAGGTGTTCACCGTCAGCGGGTAAGGCAAAACAAACTCTATACACATCAGTACCCCCTTTTACCCAAGCACGCCGGTTGCAAAGGCGTGATCAAGAAAACGAAAAATTAAATCAACCTGAGAACCATGGTTTTCTTCGAACGCCAGCAGATCCGCATGAAGTTCGTTGTGATGCTCCCGGCACAGCGGTAGTGTAAAAATATCGTGGGCCTTTGTTCCCATTCCGCCCTGACCATGACCAATCAGGTGATGGGGATCGTCGGCTGGCTTACCACAACACGCACACGGCTGTGTCTTTACCCAACGCGTGTATTTCTCATTCACCCAGCGGCGACGTTTGGGGCGTAACATAAAAGACACCGGCGACTCCGGATCCACTTTCAGCGCCAGCACCTTTTTCGCTTTATCCTGGATGATGCTGGTGGCAGGAACCGAAGGCCCAAGGTCACACTCCCGGGTGACAGACGGCACAACAGGCGTCGGTAATCTCAGTGCCTTACGGGCTGCACTTTCCGGTAAGGCATCCGCCAGGTCATTACGAGCCAGCCACCAGCACAGTTCCGGCATTGTCACAACGTGACTGTCATCAAAACCGAGATCCCGACGCACAACAGACAACACCCAGCGGGCACAGTTATCCGTTGCCATTGATTCCAGCCGTTCCGTGAACTGATCGCGCAGCTGGTTATCGCAGTGCCAGCACAGACGGATTGCGCCCGGAGCGTGTCGCATTGTTGTCATGTTCTCGCTGTGCCAGTCGGAATGAAGCCACTGGCAGCCTTTTTCACGAAGTAACCAGCGTTCAAGACATTCCACGCCACCAGCACGACGGATCACTGCCTCATTGCGGAACACGGCCCGAACGGCAGGATCATCCGCCAGCGGTTGTGATGCCGCCGGAACGGCACCACTGGCGAAAGATGAATAACGTTCCGGCTCAGGCTCCAGCAGGACACGCCCCTGCATAAACAGGGGCATCAACTCTGAACCTGGCCTGAACAATACGATCCCCATACGTGGGGCAATTTCAGGGGTCAGTAGTGCTCTCAACGTAGAACCTCACAGCACAATCTGTTTCAGTTTCTGTACCGCTTTCCCCATATCCGCCATAGCATCAACAAACTCATCAAATTTACGACTTGCCATTCCATACGCCTGGAGGATTTCCAGTTTCAGAGGATCCAGTTGCTTTTTAATTTCCGCACGATCATTAAATTTCTTCTCTGCTTCTTCCGCAGCCCTGATCAGCTCCTCAGCATGCCTGCGTAATTCATCCGGAGTAACAGTCTTTTTAATCACAACGGGTTCCTCTGTTTTTACTGGTATTTCACTATTTACTGCCTGATGTCCAAATTTAGGATGATGTAACGTTGTAGTTCTTCCATCATTCGCAACGACCAGAAGTCCACTGTCGCGGATAATGCCAATGAGTATCTCCTTATCCCTTTTATTCAGCAGACTGTACGCCTGCACTTTCTGTGATATCTGGGTCAGTGTTGCGCCTTCCGGCATTCGTTCAACAAAACGTTTAACCCTGGATAAAACTGGCTGCAGATGGGGTGGTGTAATTCTTATGCTCCACGCCTCCCATCAGTGAACGGTATCGAGCAGCTTTAACAGCTCAGGGAATCGGGATTCGAAGAAATGCGGCTGCGTCTCGCGCGGATTTGCAGGACTGGTGATGTTCTTGCCGAACATGCAGCCTTTCGCCGTCAGCGACCAGAATTTTTTGATGTTGTTAATCGCGGTACGGCTGTATCGTTCGCGTTGTTCAACAATCCCCAGCTTCGCCATCTGGTGATATGCCTGACTAGCCGTCAGGCGGATACCATACTGCTTCAGCAGTGCACTCAGCGACAGCGTAGGGCGGCTTGAACCATCTGGCGCATCAGCAGGTGCATCAATGGCATAGATCGGCATAAGTTCAGGAAGACCTGCTACCTTTGATAATTTCTGGTATGCACCAAGTTTCGAGGAGTTTGACAGATTTAGAGTCTTTGCTGCTGATTCAAGCAGAATGACCCCGGATTTAATTTTGTCGGATGTGGTTTCTTCTGGTGATGAATTATGAAGCGCATCAAAAGTACGTATCACTTTTAAGCTGAATGCCGGGCTGATCCACATTGCATATGCATAGACCAGCTCTTTACAGACATACGTCCCACCATTGCGCCCCTGAATGGTGATGACAGGAATACTACGGGAATCTCCCGTAGTTTCTTCTTCCAGTAATTCCACAAGAGCCTTCGTTTCAGGACGACGCATAAACTCGTGAACTTCCAGCGAACGGGAGGAGCGATTCTCACCAGCGGCAAGAAGAGCAGCTTTCTGAAGGTCGTTAAGACAGTAGTTAGATTCAAAGTACTGGCGCACAGAAACGCCATCAATTACAAGCAACTGATTCATTGGTTTCTCCACAAATTTCGGGACTGCACTCCCTTTTCGTTGATGCAAGATGAACTTACTGCGATTTTTAATAGTTATCAAGGATACACTGTTCATAAATACAGTATCTTTAACGAGGTAATACCCAAATTTAGGGTGTTGCTCAATTCCGTTACCGAGTTGCTAATTTGCAACTCGCTTTTTCGTACTTACTGATAGTGATCTCGACCTTACCTTCCGGGATAACCGGTCCCCACTCCACCAGCATTCTTTTCACCTGACTGTCGTCTTCCCACACCCCCGCGTGGGTCAGGGCGTCAAACAGCGCCTTGTTATAGTTGTCCAGATCGCGGATCCGGTTATCCGGAGGAAACAACACGATCTCCACTGAAGCAGGTGCCGACGTTGGTTTCGGCAGACGACGTAACTGCTCAACTATTGCTGCGCACGCCGCGCTCTGGAATTTTCGCCCCGCCGCGCTTATCAGGCTCTTACCAGCAAACGCCCCTTTGTTGGGGTGTCGCCAGTACGTGTTCACGCTGGGCGGGAAAGGCAGTATTAGCTTCATACTTTCAGGCCCCTCTCATGTAACCAGTGTGTTGCACGCAGCCTGGCGTTTTCCTCACCGGCAAGCAGTGAGCGGATAATCCCGACCGCCTCGCTGTCGTCGTCCTTCATCGCAGTATGAAGCGTTATCCCCCGGGCCACGCCACGCTTTATCGTGATGACGCCTTTTTTCTCCAGTGCGCGAAGATGCTCCACCGCTGCATTCACTGAACGGTATCCCAGCATGGTTGCCACCTCCTGATTGGTTGGCGGGAAGCCACGTTCTTGCTGGTAAGAAATCAGCATATCCAGCACCTGCTGCTGACATTGAGTTAACGTCGTCATTAAGCCCCCACGTAATTCCCTGACAGATACCATTCATCACCCGATACAGCGCGCTTGCTGCTTTTCCGTAAGCACCGCTCACGACGCGCCAGAAAATTGTTTCGTTCTGGCTGGGAGTGGCTTTCACGGAATGCCTCCATCCACACCGTTGCAGCTCGACGGAATAAGCTCCTAGACTCCAGTTCTTCAGCCTGGCGGGTCAGGCACAAAATCACCCGGGGGTCGTTAGTGCCGACATAGAAATTGCGCACAGGTCTGGTTTCACGAACAGATTGTGGTTCCGGCTCCTGCGCTCTCTCAGTCAGGCGCGGGAAATGTCTGCGTGTATCTCCTTCACAACGGTGAGCCACACGCCCACTCTGACGTAACTTGCTTGCTGACTGCAGAACGCGCTGCCGTGAGTAACCAGCAAAAGCATCCGCAATGTCTCCGGAAGTACACCCCGGATGGGCTTCAATGAATTTCTGAACTTCATTCAAAAGACTCATAATCACCCCCTGAATCCTGCCGGGATCTGGCTGTAGTCCACGTTGTCGTAACTGGCTTTGAAGTACGGGTCCTCGCGTCTGGCTGCAGATACTGCAGGAACTTCCCAGGATTCTTCGAAATGACGATCCGGACCAAAGAACGTGACAGCCTGTTTCACAAATTGTGTGCCGCTGTTACCCATCGCAGATACCCAGCCCGCGTAGCGTTTCACACCTTCCAGCATGGTTTCGGGGTTTACCCCCTCATTCAAACGGGCTTTCCAGGCTTTGAAGGCTGCAGATTTTAAATTGCCACCAGCACGTTTGGGATAGGCCAGCCATGCCTGCTCAAACTCCGGAGAGTATTCCGGTCGGTTTGAACGAACTCGCACAGACTCATCAGCAGATGCACCAACAGCTATTGGTTCATTGACTGGTTCTTTGACTGGTTCAAAAGAGTGACTGGTTCTGGGTGAATCTCCTGCACTACCCCCTGGTGCAACTCCTGCACTACCTGGTGAATTTGCTGCACCAGATAGTGAATTATTTGCACTACCCCCTAGTGAATCTCCTGCACCATCAAGATGAAGGAGATAGATATTACTTGAGTTACCTTTTTCACCTTTCCGGGTGACTTTTTTTACCAGCCCAGACTCACAAAGGGCCGCAATATGATTCATCACAGAACGTTTGCTAATCTCGCACTGGTCAGCAATATGCTGGTAGCTGGGCCAGCACTCCCCCTGATCGCTGGCATTATCAGCCAGCTTGATCAGAACCAGTTTTCGCAATGGATTACCCACTCGAATTTTCATCGCTTTAACCATCAGCTCCATACTCATGCTGCACCTCCGAGATGCTTCATGTTTTTTCCGGAGCGAAAGGCTATAAGCGGCATACTGACGCGGTAATTACGGCCCAGCGGTTCACAAATCACCTTCTGACATTCACGGTCAACCAGGCTAACACGTAGAACATGCCCTGCTGGCGTGGTGTACCACTGACCGGGGAGAGGACAACGGAAAGTCTGATTGGTAAATCGTTTGAAAATATTCCGGATCATTTACGCCCCCTTACCTCTGAAGAGTTCAGCGACGAATGAATAAGACGGGCAAGAAATGCCGCATCGTTAATTCGGTCATACAGACTTACAGCCAGCGGTGATTCAGCTTTTTCCAGCATGGGATAAAGCTGCTGCAACCAGACCTGATGAATTGATGAAATGTAGGAATAGAGTACGCTGGCGTTATGTGCAACGTCGCTCGGTACAGCGGGCTTTGAAAGCTGTTTCTCCATCTGGTTAAAGGCATTGATGTATGCCTCTTTGAACTGGGCAGCACGTTTACCCGTGAAACCCATAGCAAGAAACGCAAAACCGTCGCGGGTTATTTGATAGCAAGGTAGTTTGCGGCCTGTGCAATCGGTGTAATCACTCACCGAAAAATTGCGGGCAGTGAATGATGCGGAGCATTCAAGCGTGCGGATCTTTTTCAGTACATCGTCATGACGTTTGGAGAAGAAGTTGGCAACAGCCAGGGATGAAGTAACAGCCTGACCATCAACGATGGCAATTTCAGGTTGAGTGAGGGTTGGGATCGTAGCCATGATGGCAGCCTCTTTGGTGATTTTTAATAACTCACCACCAAGGCTTTCCACGACCTTATTGGTGGTGAGACGTACAGGGGTGGAAATACCGGTCACCAAAGAACCCGGCCCAACCGAAGTTGGCCCTGCACGCCCCACCATAATTTGGGCGTAATGCTGCTCATGACACAAAAAAACCGCAAGAGCGCGGTTGTGCGCTTTGGTGAATTCCGGGTTTCCACGCCCGGCACCCGCTTTATAAGGTGCCTGAACAGTGTAACGTCCCGGAATGGCAGAATCAATGTGCTGGTGGTCCTTCACACTCAACAAAATCACGCCTGAATTTCCACAAAGGGCTAAAGCACTCATGCGGGTAGTCTTTGCGAAGATAGATAACGCGCTGTGTTTCTGGCTCCCAACGAATAACATGAACATAAAGTCCTCTTCCGTCACGAAACCAGCGGTTAAGTTCCTGCACAACTCGCCCCCCACAGTCAGGTAAAGTTCTCTGTGGTTACTTACAGCCAGGAGATTTGGTAATCTGCATTCATGCCGTAACAACAGGTGTTCAGCGACGCTGACCACCAGCTGTTGCGACAAATGGTTATTTGCCGTTAAACTGTTCATGCGTTAGTTTCTCCACAGATACAAAACGCCACGACGCCCGGAGCTGCACACTCGCGGGCGTCACTCTTTTCTGGAGCGCAAAAGATTTTGTAGACCAGTGCTGCATGCTCCTGGAGCTTCGAAATTGACAGATACAACTCATCATTAATTGCTGTCTGCTCGTGTGGCTCCACTACCCCATCTTCGATTGCCGAACGAATCTGCTTTGAGTAACTCCCGATCTGTTCGATGACTTCCAGCAGGCGCTGGTTTATATCGGCGTTCTCTACTTCCTCAATTTCAGGAAGCGATACAAACACCCCACCAGCAGACTGTGCGACAGCATCCGCAATGTAGTGAGTGCCAGCCGCGCGCTGTAAAATCATTGCCCATCCCAGCGGGAAAATCTGATCGCCATCTGCACGAAGGCGGTTGAATAAAGCGTTCTCTGTTACATCCAGCCACTCAGCAGCTTCAGAGTAACCCCCCGGCAACGCCGCGATAGTTTTTCTGACAGCTTTCACGTACCACTCAGGCTGTTTTTCTACTTTCCAGTGATGCTTACCCACGGTTAGCCTCATCGTTCTGTGGTTAAAAATTAAAGGTGTTCTGTTAATCTTTCGGATAGATATCCGGTCTTAAGTCAGATTTCGTAATTGCACCTGACGTGCATTGCTCAAGTTTTTTAGCCAGCACAAAACTGGCTTTTTTATAACCATTGAAAACCAGCCGTAAGTAGCCTGGTGTTGAGCCAACTTTTCCGGCCAACTCGCCCTGCTGTTCTTTGGTTAAAGAGTCCCAATACGCTTTCATACAATATGTACCTCTTATATACATATTACATGATTGAAATGAACCTTCAAGATACTTGTACCCTATCGGTACAAAGGTTTTAATTTCGTTATGAAAACAGTCCATGACATCCGGCGGTCTAACGCCAGAAAACTGAGAGATGGTGTTGGCGGGAATTCTTCCTTTGCCACCATGATTGATCGCGAACCAACCCAGACCAGCAGGTTTATGGGAGATGGTGCTACTAAAAATATCGGTGACAGCATGGCACGGCACATCGAAAAATGTTTCGACCTGCCTGTCGGATGGCTTGATCAAGAACACCAGACAACGAACATCACAAAAAAACCTGATGTTTCAATCACTAATAAACAAATAACGTTAGTCCCTGTCATATCATGGGTACAGGCCGGAGCATGGAAAGAAGTTGGCTATTCTGAGGTTGATTTGAGCACAACAGAAACATATCCCTGCCCTGTACCCTGTGGCGAAATGACTTATATATTGAGGGTGATTGGTGATTCAATGATTGATGAGTACCGTCCGGGGACATGATTTTTGTCGATCCAGAAGTACCAGCCTGCCACGGTGATGACGTTATTGCATTGATGCACGATACAGGTGAAACCACCTTCAAAAGGTTGATAGAAGACGGGACACAGGCGTTATCTCAAAGCATTAAACCCCAACTGGCCTGAGCCTTACATTAAGATAAACGGTAATTGCTCTATCATTGGTAGCAGTTATTTTCTCAGGAAAACCAAGAAGATACAAAATTAAAGCCTGATCAATGTCTATGAACCTGCTTCGGCAGGTTTTTTTATACTTGACAATGTACCATTAAGATACATAATGTACCTGCATAAGATATCGAACAGGCAGGACGCCCACGAAGTAGCCGTCCGGGGCATACGAAGACCGGAATGATTCGTAAATAAAAAAGCGCCCAAGTGGACGCTTCACTTTTGAACTGGATTTATAATCAATTATTTTCTTCATAAATGTTTTGTAATGTATTTATGAGATTTGGTATTTCTTTTATGGGAAAAGAATATATTGGACTTTCGATAATTTTATCAGATTCAAATGGTGGTTGTTTGCAGGACAGTTGAACTATAACTGAATTATGATCTTTAACTGGCACACAGTACCAACCACATACATCAAAAACAGGAGTATTTTGATTATCCATTATGTCCTCGACAACTAAAAACACTGCGTACAAACCTCAAAAGCAGGGAGTTATTTATAAAATTTCATAAAGAATAATTACTGATAGCGACAATTCATTGTTCTTGAATTTTGAAAAATAGCAAGACAAAACAATGTAAACTTATTTAAGAAAACTTCTTATTATGTAAACAAAACAACCAATTCGTTATATAGGAAAAACAAATAGTACGCAAGAAAATATTCAACAGGGGTATTACATTCAACCATAAGAGTA